AGATAAATGGCGCAACCATCTACTAGACAAGAACTAATAGATTATTGTAAAAGAAAACTGGGAGCGCCAGTTTTAGAAATTAATGTTGCAGATGAGCAAATAGAAGATTTGGTAGATGATGCTGTTCAATTCTTTCAAGAAAGACATTTTGATGGCGTATATCCAACTTTTTACAAATATAAAGTAACTGCGGACGATATTGCGAGAGGTAAAGCAAGAGGATTAAACAATAATAATGTTGGAATTGTTACAACAACGGCAACCGCAAATATAGTTGGTACTGCTACCACTTTTTCTTATTATGAAAACAGCAATTATCTTCAAGTCCCACCAAATGTTATTGGAGTGAATAAGATATTTACATTTGATGGCGCAAACACTATAACACACAATATGTTTAGTGTAAAATATCAATTATTCTTGAATGACATTTATTATTGGGGTACGACAGAACTTTTAAGTTATGCAATGGTTAAAACTTACTTAGAAGATTTGGATTTTCTACTAAATACCCAAAAGCAAATTAGATTCAATAAAAGGCAGGACAGATTATATTTGGATATAGATTGGGGTTCAGTTACTGAAAATCATTACTTTGTTATTGATTGCTATTCCACAATAGATCCAAATGATTATTCTAGAGTATGGAATGATTCTTTCTTAAAACCATATTTAACTTCTCTAATTAAACGACAATGGGGACAAAATATGATGAAATTTACTGGAGTGAAACTTCCTGGTGGAGTGGAGTTAAATGGAAGACAAATGTATGATGATGCCCAAAGAGAAATTGATATTTTAATGGAAAAAATGTCTAGTACATATGAACTTCCACCTTTAGATATGATTGGTTAATCTTATGCTTAATCCATTTTTTCTACAAGGATCTAAAACAGAACAAGGACTTATACAAGATTTAATAAACGAACAACTTCGTATGTATGGAGTTGAAGTTTATTATCTCCCAAGAAAATACATCACAGAAAAAAGTGTTATAAGGGAAGTAATAGAATCGGAATTTGATAATGCTTATCCAATAGAAGCATATGTCAATTCATATGAGGGATATAGTGACAATCCAACTATCCTCTCGAAATTTGGAATTCAGGCATTAAATGAGATAACATTAATAATTTCTAGAGAAAGATATGAATCTTATATTTCACCATTAATTAAAGAGCAATCAAATATAAAATTATATAATAGACCAAAAGAGGGAGATTTAGTATATTTTCCTCTAGGGGATAGATTATTTGAAATAAAATATGTGGAGCATGAAAAACCATTTTATCAACTTCAAAAAAATTACACATATGAATTGAGATGTGAACTGTTTAGATATGAAGACGAGATTATTGATACTGGTATAGATGATATTGACGATAATATAAGTGGAACGGGTGGTGAAAATAGTGTTACAGTAGGTATTGTTCAAAAACTTCAAATGGTTGGTGCAGGTGTTACCGCAACTGCTATAACTGGAATAGTAAATGGTGGAATTAGATTTATAACAGTAACTAATCGTGGTGGAGGATATACAAGTCCCCCCACAATTGGAATATCTTCCGCTCCCGATGGAGGAAAAACTGCCACTGCGATTGCAAAAATGATAGGTGGAATTGTAGTTTGCACCGACAATACAAATCCACAAGCACAATCCGTTCAGAGTATAGAAATTACAAATCCGGGATACGGGTATACTACAACTCCGGGAGTCAGAATTTATGGTGGAGGTGGCAGTGGAGCAACTGGAATTGCAAGTATAGGAAACGGAATTGTTGGTATCATAACTGTAACCAATTCTGGTTCTGGGTATGTTAATCCACCACTAGTCACATTTACAGGTATTTCTAGTGTTTCTGCAGCTGCAACAGCAGTAGTTTCTGCTGCAGGAACAATTACTCAAATAAGAATTACAAATGCAGGTCTTGGATACACCGTACCACCTACAATTACAATTGGAAACCCATCCCTAAGTTCGACGGGTTCTTTCATATTTAACGAAATAGTAACAGGTTCTATAAGTGGAGTTACTGGAAGAGTTAGATCTTGGAATTCGGTTACTAATATTTTGGAGGTTTCTAACGTTACTGGAGAATTTAAACCTGGAGAAAATATAGTTGGTACTGCTTCAAGTGCTTCTCATTATTTGAAAAAGATCGAAACTCTTTCACTTAAAGACGGATTTACTAATAATGATGAAATAGAAGAAGAAGCAGATAAAATAATAGATTTCAGTGAAAGAAATCCATTTGGAATGCCATAAATAAAAGTTAATTAATGATTAAATAATAGTATAAGGAATAACAAAGTATGTTTGAGTATTTTTATCACGAAATTCTAAGAAGAACTGTTATCGCATTTGGTTCTTTGTTTAATGATATTAGTATCAAGCATACTGATAATAGTGGGAATGTAAAAAGTGTTATAAAAGTTCCCCTTGCATATGGACCAACACAAAAATTTCTAGCAAGACTGGAACAATCTCCCGATTTGAATAAACCAGTTCAAATTACATTGCCAAGAATGTCTTTTGAGTTTACTGGGTTGACTTACGATCCACAAAGAAAATCCACAACAACTCAAACTTTTACTGCAAAATCAACAATTGACGGAACTGAAACTAAGAAAACTTATTTACCAGTTCCATACAATATGCAATTTGAACTTAGCATTATGTCAAAACTAAATGACGATGCTCTTCAAATTATAGAACAAATTCTACCATACTTTCAACCAGCTTACACAATGTCCATTGAATTGGTTGATATTATTAATGAAAAAAGAGATGTACCAGTGGTACTTGAAAATATCACAATGCAAGATGACTACGAAGGCAATTTTACAACACGAAGGGTTCTCCTTTACACGTTAAGATTTAGTGTTAAAACATATCTCTTTGGTCCAGTTTCTTCTGCAACAAAGGATATTATCAAGAAAACTACTATCAGTTATATTACTGGAGACAAAACCAATACCCCAACGAGGGAAGTTATTTATTCATCAGAACCAAGAGCTATAAAAAATTATACTGGAAATGTTATTACAAATCTTTCTGAAGATATAACAACGGAAGATACTTTAATTACAGTAAATAATGCAAGTTCAATCAATACCAATACTTACCTTGATATAGAAGGTGAAGAAGTTTATGTAAAATTAAAGTCTGGAAATATTCTTACCGTTGAAAGGGGTAGAGATGGTACAACTATCACTTCCCACTTATCTGGTGCGGAGATAAAATCTATCACAACTGCAGATAATCAACTGGTTGAAGATGGAGATGATTTTGGATTTAGTGGTTCAACTATTTAAAAGATATGAAAATGACAAAAAAATTCGACAGCTTGAATGAGACTTTCAATGTTGAAAGTGAAATAGTACCGATTAAGTCCGAAAAAATTTCCGAAAATATTGAAAAAATTTCTTCATCTTCAGAGCACGTTAGAAAGGACTATGAATATACTAGAGGGAATTTGTATTCACTTATAGAAAAGGGGCAAGAAGCAATTAATGGAATTTTAGAATTAGCTCAAGAAAGTGAAATGCCAAGAGCATATGAAGTTGCTGGACAACTTATAAAAAATGTTGCAGATGCTACGGATAAGTTAATGGATCTTCAAAAGAAATTAAAAGAAGTTGAAGAAGAAAAAATTGGTAAGGGTCCAACCACTGTAAATAACGCTCTCTTTGTTGGTTCTACTGCAGATTTGGCAAAGTTCTTAAAACAACAAACTCAAGATGAAAACATTTAAACAGTTTCAAGAAGAGTGGACTAATAAATATAAAAAGAGTATTGATTGCTCAAATCCAAAAGGATTTTCTCAACGTGCTCATTGTGCGGCGAGAATAAAAAGAGCAAAAGGTGAGCAGACTAAATCAAAACCAGTTGAATAATGCCCAAGATCAAGTCACATAAAACCGTTGAACAAATTGCAAAGAAACATCGTCTTGATGTTTCTTTCATACAGAAGCAACTTGATATGGGAGAACCTATTGAGCATGAGCACACTCAAGATCATGATCTTGCTAAAAATATTGCACTCCAACACTTGGATGAAATACCAGATTATTATACTCGTTTAAAAAAAATGGAAGCAGATGCTAAAAAGCATCATAAAAAATTTAAAGATATCAAAGAAGAAGGTCTTCGTGATTGGTTTGGTAAATCCAAATCAAAAGAGGGTAAATCTGGTTGGGTGAATGTTGTCACTGGCGGGACATGCGCAAGCGATGAACCAGGAGAAGGAACTCCTAAGTGCGTCTCTTCAGCAAAAAGAGCAAGCATGACACCCGCAGAAAGATTATCAGCAGCAAGAAGAAAAAAAGCAGCAGATCCTGGTCAGCAACAAAAAACAAGAGCTGCAAAACCAACATATGTTTCTACAGATTCACCTAAAAAGAAAATGAAAGAAGAAATGGAAGTACAAGAAGAAAAAGATAAACCAGGTAAAGGTAGTGGTAAAAAAGACGCTTGTTACCATAAAGTAAAGTCTCGTTACGATGTCTGGCCAAGTGCATATGCATCTGGAGCACTTGTAAAGTGCCGTAAGGTTGGTGCTGCAAACTGGGGAACTAAGTCGGAAGAAACCATGCACGAAGAAGAAAGGTACTGCCCACTCTGTAATAAAAGAGAAACGAGATCTGAATGTTCTTATGGCGAAAAAGCATGGGATAAAGTTTCAGTAAAAGATGAAGAATACTCAATGGCAAGATCTGAACTTCAAACCATTGCTAATG